TCCGATCGCCTTCGCTTCCATTGTTTCCCGTCGTGCCAGCCTGTCGTCCACGTCCGGCCCTGACGGTCCAGAATCAGCATCGGCTCGTCATCGCCGGTTGCCAGGACGGCCATCTGCGGCGCAACCGGAACGCGCCTCAGAACGCCGTCGATCATGCGCTCCTCAACGCCGAATCCTGTCGGCCATTCGGGTAGCGCGTCCAGTTCATCTTGAGTCATTCGCCTCGCCTCGTCTTCGCGCTGTGACATTCCAAACACAGCCCTTGCAGGTTCGACCGGTCGAAGAACAGTGCCTCGTCTCCACGATGCGGCATGATGTGATCGATGTCGTCGGTCAGTCGGCCGCAGTCCGTGCGGCAGAACGGCTCTTCCTGCCTGACCTGATCGCGTAGGATCTTCCATCGCTTCGTGGCGTAGAGCTGATGACCCGCCGACCGGCTGTGTTCAATGCACCATCGGCCTGCGGTCAGGTTCGGACATTGGCGGCCGTCCACCTTGACGCCGCAGACCTTCAGCCCTGACACGCTCAGTTACCCCAGACGATGATCGGATCCCACACGAGACTGAGTAGCGCCTGCATCCAGTCCATCGTTTCTCCTGTCGATGTAGACGTAGCCCGTGCACGAGCACTCGAGGCACGGCATGAGCGTGCGCCGCTTGGCGGGATCGTGCGCCGTCTTGATGTGCCCGCAGTTCGCGCACGGCTTGCGCCACTGGAGCTTGGCCGCGTCCTTCATGTCGCGCCTATTCCCATGCGCCCGTGCGCGTGATGTCGATTCGGCCATAGTCGAGCACGGTTTCCGCGCCCGCGTCGATCCGCTTGAGCGCGTAGACGTATGAGCCCGGCTTTATTTCAACGGCCGGTGACACGTCCGGATCGTACGTATCGGTGTCGTCGATCTGGACCTCGGCCGTCTGCTCGGGACTGCCGCCGAATCCGCCCGCGATAGCGATCCCACCCGGCGATCCGGATGATGTTTTGTAAATCAGCGTCGCGGCGCTGTTCTCCTTTTTGCGCACGGTGAACGAGAGATCCCATCCGGTGATGTCCTTCAGCGGCGCCGTGCCCGCGAGGATAGCCGCCTCGAGCTGTTCGTCGGTAAGCCCATCGCCGTCGTAAATCTTGAACGGGATAACGACATCGGTATCGAACGTGATCGACAGATTACGTCTCAGCATGTCATTCCATCGATCCCGCGACGATCGGCAGTCGCGTCACAGAGGATCCATCGACCACGTCCAGCCGTTCGGCGCTATGGTCGGCATCGACATCGCGCCACGCGCCTTCGTCCCAGGCGTCAGGCTCCCACGAGCCCGCATCCCAGCTTGAGCCAACAGGCCCGGCCGGCATTTAGACCGGACCCCACGGATCGCCGCTCGTGCCGGCGCCGTCGACGGTGACGCTGTTGATCGCCTGGACGTTCGATGCGACGCGATTGCTCCCGTCAAACGTCAGCTTATCGGTTTTCACCTTGATCGCCGCGACTTCGGTGTCCACGAATCCGGATACCGTTGCCACGGCTGAGGCCACCGAGGCCACGCTTGACGCTGTCGCGAGTGCCGCATCGGCTATTGCCGTGTCCGCTTCGGCGTTGACTTGCGCCGCACTCAGATCGTTGAATCCGGTAACGCCCGTGCCCTTGGCAAGCGCGATGTTGGCGCCAGACGTGAGTGTTCGCGAGACGGCGCCCCAGATGGCCGACGCCACGCCGGCCGCCGATGCCCCGATCGTAGTAATCAGCCCTTGCAAGCTGGCCTCGAGCGCCACGGCACCGGCTGAGAGGTTGTCCAGATAGCCCGCGCGCGTCGACGACAGGCGCGACAGGAGCGTCGTCACGCCGGCCGAATCGCCAGGCGCAGAGGCCGCGAAAATCATGTCGTACGCCGCCTCTTCCAGCACGACATACGTGCCGAACACCGGGAGCGCACCGGCCACGACGACGGAATAGAACAGCTCGCCGACGTTGGCGGTATCCGTCGCGTCAAAGGTCAGCGAGTAGACGCCGTTCGCCTGATGCGTCCCGCCGCCGCTGTTTTTCGTCGAGAGGCTCGTGCCATTCGCCCGAAGAATCACGTCCGTGTTCGCGATCGTCAGACCGGTCTCGGCCGTTTTGAAATCCGTATCATCGACGAACGGACCGATCGCTCGCGCCTGGCTGGCTGTCGACTGTCTCAGGTATCCGTTCATCGCTTACGCTCCACGCTGGCGGGCGTAGTAGCCCGCCGGTTTACCGCCGCCAGTGCCAGCCAATTTGAACGTCACCACAGAGGCGATGTAGACGGCGCCGTCTGTGTTCAAGGTCGTCTCGACCGGATCGGTTGCCGCCGTGACCTTTGAACAGAGTAACGCGCGGGCGCCGGTATGACCGCTGCCGATCTGATTGCCATTGGTAGGCACTGCGAATCCATTGGTTAGAAACGTGAAATTCGTGGTGCCAGATCCGTCGAGATTGAACATCGCGATCGCCAGTTCTATCGCGTCGGCCAGCGCGCCGGTCGTCCCTGATGAGCACGACGATCCGCTTGTGAAATTCTGTGTCGCCGACTGATCGACCGGTGACGCCGTGAGCCCGGCCAGCTCCAGCACAAACATGCCGGCCGGCTGCGCATTGCCCCAGGCCAGTCGAAACAACGTGCTTCCTCCGGCGACGGCTTCGGCGATATACCACCGCTGTAAATTTCCGGCGTTGTCGTGATCGATGATGCCGACGAGCGCGTCGCCGTCGGTTTGGCTCATGCCGCCGAATCCCGCCAACGAACTGTTGCCCTGGAAACCCAGAACGACCGTATTCCCCGGCGAGAGATCGATCGTCGCCGACAGCTCGACGTCGGCGCCAGCCGTTTCATTCCAGACCGCCTGAATCAACGGATCGGGCATCGATCGTTACCTCGGCGCGGATGACGGACAGAGCGTGATCGTAGTGCCGTCGATGATGCTTTTGACGGCCGTCGCGCCATTCATCCTGACGTCAACGCGCGTCTTCGACGGCCCGTATTCGATCGTGATGACGTGCTGTCCCGATGTCGTGAAGACGATCGGCGTCGACGTGATGTAAAACGCCAGACCGTTCAGGCCGAGATCCTCCGGCGCCTCGAGATGCTGCCCGTAGACGTTGTAGCCGTAGCGCACGAGCGGCCCGGCAATCGGCACGTTGACGCCGTCGACGGTCATCCGCTGCGCGCTCGTGTCGGCGACCGGCGGCCCGCAGAAGGGCACCTGGACGCGCTCGCCGATGCAGACGTCGTAGATCGCAAACGCCCGATCGCAGACGTTTTGCCCTTGCGAGCTCAGGCCCAGAGCCAGCGCCAGAAGGACACCAGTCATTTCGGGATCGGCTGTCCTGGCTGTCCAGGCGACCGCTGCCACACGTCCGACGGCACCGAATTCGGCGACATGAGCGCCCCGGCCTTCGCTCTGACGACGAATGTATAGGTGCCGAACTTCACCGGCTGGACGTTCAACGCGATCGAGACGTTGCCCTGAGCATCGGCCGCGGGATCGCCGCCCTGAATCGTCTGCACGACCACGCCTGTCACCGAGTCGACGATGTCCACTTCATGCCCGTCGTCGAGCGCATGATCCGGACAGGTGAACATCACGCCTGACGGATTCCGGACCGGCCCGGCGGACTGTGTCGCGGCCGCACGCCTCGCCGGAGCGGCCGGAGGTTTCGGCTGTGCGCTCGAGACAGCCGCGATACCGAACAGAATGCCCACCGTCAGCGCCACCCGTGCGATTGTTCTGGTCATGCGTTCCCCTTTGTGAGAGTCGAGATAGGCCCGGATCATCCGGAGCTGTTCGTCGCGAATGCGGCGATGATGGACGTTATTGCTCGGCGACGGCAGGCGCGTGGAGGCGATCGCGTCGCCCTGTTTCGTGGCGGCGAATCGGAGATCGTGCGCGTGCTGGACGTGGCAATCATGCGAGCAATAGCGCCGATTGTCACGTTTCGGCAGCGCCTTGCAGCCCGGTCTAGCGCAGATCGGCATTGACATCTGAGGCGCCCACAGTATAGCCGAGCCAAAACCATACCGTGACGGCTTTCCCGAAATCGCCGACGCGCTCGCCGGCCTTGCCGATAATCCCATCCTCCACGAGCGCGTTACGGAGTGAACAGATCGACTGGACCGGAACGATGCAGTCGCAGGCCTTCGAGAGTGCCCGCGAGGCCTCCGGATCGGTCAGGCCTGGCGGCCCCGCAGCCCGGTAGAGCGCCATGAGCGCAGCCACCTTCGCGCCGCGAGTGCGCCCGGCCGAGACCGCGGCCTTGTGCGACGTGTGACTGCCGCGCGCGAACGGTAGGCCGGATTGGGTAAATGGCATTCATGCACCTCTGACCATTGAAATCAGCAGATCGCGGAACGCAAGTGGCGTCGCCTTTGCCTCACGTTTGCTCAACTGCCCGATACCTAGCGCCGCGAGCTGTGCTCTCGGCCTGTCTGCACTGATCCACGCTTCCGGAGCCTGCCCTGGTCCCCATGCCAGCGTGGGAGGATCGAAGCCATAGGCGTAAAGCCATGTCGCCTTGCGCGCCCTGTGGCCGTAGTGTCTCTGCTCGACGTGCGCGACCCATCCGCCGCAGATCGTCCGCTGCCATCCGCCGCCAGGACTCGGCCGCGACAATCCAAACGTCTTCCACGCGAGCGTCAGTGCAGGATGCTCCAACACGCCGCCCCAGGCCCGCACAGCGCGCAGTGCTGCCTTGAAACAGCCTCCATCGTCACCGACGCGATGCCCATAGCGTTTCTGATTCACTGGCGCCATCTGGCACCAGCGATCGCACGGCGGATGTGCGATAACGCGCCACGGTCCGTCGTAGAGCCTGGCGTCCCGCTTCAAATCCCACAGGTCGATCCCTTGGACTCCCGCATAAATGCCATTCGATTCGACGAATAGCGCCGCGATCACGCTTCCTCTTCGTCCTCGGCCTCGAGCAACGGCAGGACGGTGCCCTCTCGGATGGCCGTCCGGAGCGCCGCGACATTCTTTTCTCGGACTTCCTTCGCTACCTTCAGGTTGTGCTTGTAGCGTGCGATGTCGTCGTCGTCCCGCTGGATCGACAGCTCGAGCGCCCGCAGGTTCGCGACGTATTCAGACGGTTCCTGGACTTCCCCGCTGCGCCCGTTGACGATCGAATCGTGACTCAGCGTCAGCCGCAGACCGTTCGTAGATTCCATCGGTAATGCCACCTTTCGCCCAAATGTGAAACACGGCCCGCGGGAATTCGCCGGCCGCCGCGTAATGCTTCCGCGCGATCAGGAGCGTGACTTGCGCATCGTCGTGCCACACGACGCCCGTGAGCGCGTCTTTGACGGCCCTCGCGAGTTTGTCGGTATCCGGTTTCGTGATGTGCGGGAAGTCGATCAGCGCGTTGCGCTTCGTCTCGTACTTCTGCGGCCGCGGGAGGTAGAACGTGACGTCGAGCGCGACCGGCACGGCCGTCAGCGGTAACAGCCCCTGATGGGACATCGCGATCGCCGCCACTTGCGCGATGTCGCGCGCCCAGGCTTTGCACTTCAGATTGTCGTTCGTCACAATAATCCGATTCGTGCCCCGCTGACGAAAGGCCTTCGTTGAGCCCTTCGGCTGACTCACGCCGGCCACGGTAAAGGAGAGCGTCATGGCCTGAACACCACCACCATAGAAGGGAACGGCGCCGGATCTTTGCAGCCGCCGAACTTCAAGCGGCCTGGCAGAAATCTGACCTCCACGCCTGGTCTCGGACGATGCGCCGCAGCGTCCCAGATGTGCGCGTGAAACGCTTTCGTATCGGTTCTGGCTGGCAGGAGCATCACCGTCGTCACGCCATTCAGCCGCTCGGCTGCGGCCTTTGAGATGAACAGTTTGGATAAACCGCGCGAATATGGCGGGTTGCACCAGACCGGCCCGACGGTCGGCCATCGCGCGGCCGTCAATGCCGAATGAGACTCGCTCCAATAGATCGGGCATTTGCTGTTGTCTCGACTCGCCGCCATGTCAGCCACGAACTGGAATTCGAGATCGAGCAGATCCCAACAATCCTGCGGCGTGCTCCATTCGTCAGACTTGGAACTGAACATCAGTGCGTTATTCACAGCTTCCCCCGTCGCGTGCGCCCGGCCGCCAGTAACACATCGTCGACAGGCTCTGACATCGCAGCCCGATACGCCGGAAACATCCGCGCAATGTCCTCCGGCTCGGCCCAATCCTCGATCATCACGATCCGCTCGTGCGCGATCCCTTTGATCGCCGCCCAGACGTGCCACAGCGGATTGGTCTTGCGCCCGCAGTTCTCACCGACGCGCCACGCCTGACCCGCCGCGCAGAGGCAGATCCCGAAGTCGTCCGGATCGCCGGAGTGATAGCACAGGCGGATGATGCCCTTGTCGCCGCAGTGCTGGCAGTTCATGGCGTCGGTGTCCCGTCAGGCTGAGACTGCGCGAGGGCGGCATCGATGATGCGTCCGATACTCGCCAGTAGAGACACGAGCAACTGAAGCGTTGCGTCCGGTCTAAATCCTGTATGCGCTCGCACCTTCACCAGCGCATCTCGGAGTGCGGCACAGCCCGCGCAGGGCTTGGCGATAGCCGTCTCACGCACCGCCCTGACATAACTCTCCAATTGCCGGCCTACCGAATGCGTGCGCATATCGGTCCCCCTGGGGACCAGCATAGCCAACTCAATGATCATCTTCGCGCACTCGTCCTCTTCACGCTCCGTCAGTCGGTCACTCATGGCTGCTCCCCGTCAGGCTGAGACGGCGCGAGGGTGGACTTGATCACTCGCTGCCAATATTCCGCCGCATCGTTATCAATGAACAGGGCGTGATCATAGATTCGCTGGAGCGCCTCGCGGAGTGCGGCACAGCCGGCGCAGGGCTGCGGCTTGGGCGCTGGCGGTACAGCCGTACCAGAGATGCGATAGTTTTCAGCACGCCAAATAGCTTCCGGTCTCCCGTCTGTTAGCAGTGCGAGCAGTTCCACGATCTCTTCATGGTCGCGCACGCTATAAGTAGCGCCGTAACAGTCCACGCGACACGGGAACGAGACGCGCTCCGTCAGTCGGTCACTCATGCGATCCCCCGTCGGCGTTTCTCGGCCTGCAAGCGTTCCTGACACCAGGACGCGCGCGAGCGAAACATCGCGACCGTCGCCGTCCGGCTGCGCGTAAAGTCGTCATCTGACGCCAGGAACACGACCATCAGGTCGTTGAGCGTCGCGTCATCGTAGACACGCACGAGCTGTAAGGCCTCTTCGTAGTCCTTCCGAGGATTGCCGATGTAGGCGACGCCTCTACGGTTGAGATGTTCGTCCTGGTAGCGTTCGACGAATGTTCCGGCTCGTCTCGCGTGCTCGTCCGGCCGCGGTACCGTCTCCGAAGATGAAGATGAAGATGAAGATGAAGATGAAGATGAAGATGAAGAGCTATCGTTTGACAATGGCACGACGTTAGTTTCTGCCAATGGCACGTCTATGGCTGTGCCATGCGTCTGCCATCGCTTTGCCGCACCGGCTTTCCCGGCGTCTGACTTGTCCTGTCGATAGCAGGCGAGCTTGGACCGCTCGCGTTCCTGTCTGGGATTGACCAGTCGGCCAAGTTCAGTCGGATGCCCCTCGAACTGCGACCCGACAGCCGGCCAGCACTTCCTGATCTCGGCGACCGTGCAGCCGGCGAGCTTCGCCAGGCGATCAAACTCCGTCGGAATCGATCCGTTCGTCCAGGCCCAACACAGCAAACGAGTGAACAGCCCGCACTCGGCGAGCGTCATCGCGGCTTGATCTTCGTCTGACAGGAAATCGTTCGTGTAGAACTGGAAGGCGGGCGCCTTGCCCGTGCTAGGATGCTGATCAGCCATTTCGGACGACTCCTGATCGTCTGTGGTTAGGTGACGCCGGCCGTTGCTCGCGGCTTGCGTCACCGACACTTTACACGCTCCCCGCTGGCTGTCGCAACCATCAATAACTCAGATTCGAGTCCGGCACCATGTGCGCCCGAGGCCGCATGCGCTCGACTTGGGTAAAAGCCAGTGCCGTAAAGCCGTCAGTTTTTGCGCCGATCCACCAGGAAATATCCGCCGAAAACCGCCGGTTTTTCCGCTCGTTTTCCGGAATTTCCGGCCCCGATCCGTATTCCGCCGCGTGCTCCTGTTGCGCCTGGATGCGTCCCATGTTCGGCCCCCGATCGTGGTTACGCTGTTCGTTCCGTCGAGAATAACGGTGCTACCGCTCCGATGCGCTTGCGTGCCAGTTCGACGTACGCCGGATTTAATTCGCAGCCTATGAAATCGCGATTGTTGCGAACCGAGACGGCGCCCGTCGTGCCGCTGCCGGCGAACGGATCGAGCACCAGATCGCCAGGACGCGACCCGGCGAGGATGCACGGCCGGATCAGATCCTCGGGGAAGGTGGCGAAGTGGGCTTCGGCGTAGGGCTGCGTCGCGACGTGCCACACGCTGCGCTTGTTGCGAGTCGATTGCATGTCGCCGACTCTTAACGTGCTGCGCCCGCTACCGTTTGTGGTCTGGCCGTCCCTGCAAGCCTTGTCCCGAGCGTCATAGCGTCCTAATGCCTTCCACGATGTTTCTGCGCTGACAGATTCCATGATGGCGCCAGCGTCGTAGTAGTAGCGCGCGCTTTTGCTCAGCAGGAAGATGTATTCGTGCGCCTTCGTCGGCCGGTCCGTCACGCTCTCAGGCATGGGATTGGGCTTCGACCAGATGATGTCTGAACGGAGGTACCAGCCGTCGGCCTGGAACGCGAAGGCCACGCGCCAGGGGATGCCGACCAAGTCTTTCGGCTTAATGCCGGCAATCTTGCTCTTGTCCATAGCGCGGCCACTACCGCCGTCAATATGACTCTGACGAGCAGCCGCGCCCCGCTGTCCGACCGACCCTGAAACAGAGGCGCTATACGAGTCACCTAAATTAATCCAAATCGTACCGTCATCCCGCAGCACCCGCCGCACCTCGCGGAACACCGCCACGAGCTGCGCCACGTAGGCGTCAGGCGTCGCCTCTAGGCCGATCTGGCCATCGTGCCCGTAGTCCCGCAGGCCCCAGTACGGCGGCGACGTCACGCACGCCTGAACGCTGCCAGCTTCGACCGTGGAAAGGCTCTCGCGCACGTCGCCGCAGATGACCCGCCACTCGCTCATCGGTGCACCTTCGGCCGTTGCGAACCAAAGGCGTGTGACGGCCCGGCGTCCTGTCCCTGTCGGCGTTCCGACACGTCTCGCTGCCGCTCGCACAGGCGGCACCAGAGGCGCCGGAGGCCCATGTCATCGTTCCCGCCGTGAAAGACGCGCTCACAGTCCGCGCAGACGGTATGTGGGCCATCTGGCGACCAGTCGATCGGCGGCGGCCCGAACGCCTCCGGGATGTGCCACTGGCCCTTACGTGGCCCTTCGACAACGAAGACTTTGAGAAACTTCTGACCCGTCGAACGGTTCGTGCACTCGCGCACGTAACCGACGCTCCCGGCGCCGTCCTCGAGCCGATCCCCGTCCTGATACTGCGGCCGGTCCCTCATGGCTTGCGCCGTCCTGGCTTCGCGCGCGTCGAACTGTCCTGGTAGGCTTCGACGCCGGCCATCCGGAAGGCTTTCCCCTCGGCCTTTGCGCGCCGGTTGATGTAGCCCCAATCGATGGAGAAGCACGCCAGGCTTTCGAGGCCATCGGCCGCGGCGCGCATGAGTTTTCGGATTTCCCCGGCCTGCATCGGCGAGAGATCGCCGATCTCCGGATTCGGATCGGCATCGGCCGGCGTGCCTGCTGGCCGGGCTTTCCAGGTCTGCAAGATCGTCGTGCTGGCGAGCGGCGGCGGCGAGCTCACAGCGGGCGCTACAGGCGGCGCGGTCGCCGTCTCGGCCTCGGCCTTCATCGCCTGCACGATGTGCTCAGGAGCGGCCTGCTGTGCCGCCGCTTCGGCCTCCCGGCGCAGACGGTCCCGCTCCAGCCGATTCGCCTCCGCTTGAGCCTTCCGTCGTTCGTCATCAGCAATGGCCTGAAGCCGTGCAGTCTCGGCCGCAATCCGCCGGCCGACAACCGTGATCGCCGTTTCCCCGGCCTGCATCCATTGCCCGCGGCATGAGGTAATCGCGACGTGGAGCGCGTGCGCCTGGCTCGCCGGTTCCTCGAAATGTTGTCGGACGTCGCCGACGGCCCGACGCAGCGAGGCGATCGCCTGATCGGCCTGACGTAGCCCTGACGCGCCGACGACTTCGATACCGAGCGCAGCTTCGGCCGCGGCGTCGATCTGCGCCTTGAGCGCGGGATCCGGCACGAACCTGATCAGGCTCGGGAGCGGAAAGTCAGCCGGTAGGACCGTCATCAGGCCGAGCGATTGCACCTCGCGCGCTTCGGTCGGCTCCGGAATGTCGATCAGTAAGCTATCGTCATCGTCGAATAGCGTTTGCATAGGCTCGCCGTCTGTAAAACTCATCGCTCGATCCTCCGGCACGCCTGATGATGGTAGGTTGTGCAAAATGCCGAAAACTTCCCGAAGTCTGACCAGTCGGAGTAAACGTGAATCCGATACGGGACGCCGTTGTCCGGCGTGAGCTGCACGGCCCATCGCTCGTCGGTCTGATGCTCATCCGACGCCGCGGCATATGCGGCAGTCTGGTACTGCTTGGCCGAATGTGCCGGATCGCCCGTGGCGATGTCGACGAGGATCCGCTTGCCCGATTTGATGCGCCCGTAGGCGTCCAGCGTCCCGCAGTAGAACAGGCCTGGATGGTAGACGATGCGCTCCCGCTGCTCAGGCGCGAATCCGGTATTCGCCCGGAATGCGATCCACGCGTCGAGATACGGCCGCACGTCCAGATGCACGGCTTCGACGTCCAGATCCTGATCGTCCCAGGCGTGACAGTCGGCGTGCACGGCCGTCCCGAGATCCCGCTTCGCCTCGAGCACTTCGCGCGCGAACGCTGACCGTGCGCCGATGGCCTCGAAGTCGGCCGAGATGCCCGTCGCCGCGAGGATCTGCGTCACGCTCGGGACGACTCGGCCATCGGGCAGCGTGTAGCGATGGGCGATGGGATCGAATGTGATCATGTCGGCCGTGAGCATCATCGTTTGTCCATTGGTAAATTGCGTTTTTGCCATGCCTCAAGCAAATCCATGACGCATTCAACGCGCCGCAAAATCGCATCTCGAAATGGCCCGGCCGGAATCTGTGGCGCGATCCTCAGAAATTCGTCGCAGTAGGTTCGGATCCAATCCTGGTCTATAGGTGCACGATCCGGCATACATCAGCCCTCTTGCCCTGGCTCTCTGTCGTCAACGCCGATGATCTCGACGAGCTTTGCAGCATGCGCCGGAGTCTTCGGCGCCTCGGTCACAAGCTGCACGATCGTCTCAGTGCTGGCGTAGCCTTCGGCCGTCAGGATCAGCGCCGCATCGGCCGTCCCGCAACGGAAACCCGTCGAGAGCATCACGAGCGCCGTTCCGTTCTCGCGTTTGTTGACGCTGACGATCGTGCCGACCGTACCCGTCATAGCCGCATCCGTTTTCTCGATGATGGCAGACACCACACCGGCGGCCCTTTCCCTGATAACGTCTTCGAGTTTCGGCCCTGGTATCGGCGTGTTTAGAATGGCCGCCGCGACGTCTGACGCCAACGTAGAGGCCGGAGTAAATCCGGCCTGCTGAGACTTCCGCGGCGCAGCCTGGACGGCCGGCCCTGTCTCCGGAAACGCCTCCTCGACGCTCGTCTCGCCTTCCTTCAGCGCGTTCAGGATGCCGGCGAGCGTCGCCATGTGCTCGAGCGTGATGTCGGCTTTCCCCTTCAGCCCGATCGCCGCGCACAGCCGGAGCTCGGTCACGCCGACCACGGCGAAGGCCTTGAGCATGTCGTCCCGGCGACTGCTGAACGTCCTGGCGTCGCCCGCGATGACTTGCCTGCAGCGGAGATAGATCGGGCGCCAGAACGGCGACGGGACGCACTTGAAGACGGCGTTTCGGAGCGCGATGGATGCCGCGGCGTTACCGGTCACGACGATCATGTCGTCGCCGAACGTCTCGCCCTTCCGATTGGTCACGCGCCGCTTGACCTCGAAGCCGACGGCCACGTTGTTCTGGACGTCCCAGGCTTCGCCGCGCGCCGTGATGAACCGGCCATCATCCGATGTGGCTCCGGCCTGAATCCGCAGGTTGCCCCACGCCGAGGCGACGATTTCCGCCAACCGTGCCGACGGCCCTTCAATCGTCTTCCCGTCGCGCGGGATGGCGTAGACGCAGCTCGCCGCGATCTCCGGCGTCAGCGTCGCCATTTCGGTCGCCGACTGGACGAACTGTGTAACCGAGCGCGGATAGCGCCGGGCTGTCGAGACCTGAACGTCAACCGTCGCGCCGCCGGCCTCGTGCAGACTCGGCGAGATTTCGCGCTCGGACTGGACAAGCTCTGAAGAAACGTGAGACTCTTTTGCCATAACCGTCACGGGTTCCTTTCGCCAGAGGCCGCCGAATACCACCCCGGCGGCCTCGTTTCATTTCAGGCGCGCGATCTGTCCGTTGTCCGCATTCACCTCCACCACGACAGCCACTTTCCTTTCTTTTGAAAATGTTTGCCGAGTAGGGCGTCAGCCGTCCAGATCGCGCGCCTGTTTCAGTACTCCAAACCACGCAGACCAAACGCACGGCGCCGCGAAAACGGCAGATCGTCGCTGTCCTTCTGTAGAGGCGGCGTCTTTCCGCCAACTCGATCGGGGACCGTATTGCCCTCATTGCGATCTTGGAGCCTTGTCCGTCCTAATTTGGCGTTCAGCTCTAGGCCTGATTCGCGCCGTTGTTCTTTCTGCGCTTCAGTCAAGGGCTGTTTGCCGCGCGCGATCTTGTTCGATCCCGAACGAGTAACCATCGCGCCGCGCAGTTGAAGCGAAAACGGAGTAGACGGCTTGCCTTGATCGAAATTGACGATACAGACTTGAGCGGTCCTCGGCGTCAGGTAGGTGAACCGCACGCCTTTTTTTGGATCGGTATAGCGGATCGTCGCCAAGTCAACGGAGATGTTTTTAGCTTCCGGCCTAGCGACGGCCAACGCTTCCGCGATGAGGCAATGCGTCGAGTTTCGTGCCTGCGCCGAATCGATGATGTCCTGAGTTACGTGCAACTGAATCTTCGGCCCCTTCGGCAATCTTCCGGACGTCTTAGACACTCTCCACCATCCTTTTTATTCTCCGAACCACCAGGCCCAGAAGTGATCGGCCGTCCAGTACCACAGGTAGAGCAGCGCCCAGACGAGGCCGATCGCGATCGTGGCCTTCACCGATCCTCCCGAGAATCGTTCAGGCCGCAACACTTCGCGATCAGAATCGCAAATGCGAGATACGCGACGATGGCCGCCAGAATCCACATCAGGCCCTCATTTCCACGACATGCGCTTGTGCGCGACCGGCGTCAGCGGGAGCGGATAGAGCCACGACAGGACGGCCGAGATCAGACGCTTGATCATCGCTGAGCCCCGGCGGCGCGAGCACTAATGATGCGCGGACGGCCGGCAGGATGGTTGAGCCAATATCCGATCGCACGCTCTGCCATCCACCGTCGCGCGTCCTTATAACTCTTGAAGATGCGCGCCTGTGCGCCCGATGGCGACCATCCCATACTGCTACCTGCGAGGCCGCCACTCCACAGATAAACGGCCGGACCGTCTGAATCGTCACGAACGATCACGAAACCGTCTGCGTAGTTTTTGACCGGCATTTGTCAGTCCTCGGTCAGCAGCAGCGCCACGCGCCCCAGGACTTCGATCTCGGTCAGCCCGTAGACCATGCAGAGGCCGAAATTGCCGACGGTCGCGCGGAAGCCGTGACCGACGATGGAATCGAGCAGCACGAGACAGCCGTTGATCGTCATTCTCATACGGTCCCTCCGGTCTGGACGTCGGCGATGGTTGACGGAAACAGATCCTCGACGGCAATCCCGAACACGCGCGCCAGCTTGATCGCGTTCGCAATCGACAGCTCGCGCCGCTGCCCGGTGAGGATCTTGGAAATGGTCGATTGCGTGACGCCGGATTGCCGTTCGAGCGCCTCTTGCGTCAGAAGCGCCTTGCCCATCGCGAATCGGAGCCGGGCGGCGTCCGTCGGTTGCACCTGCCGCAACTGCCTGCGATGATGTTTCGTGAGCACGAAAGCGACTATGCGCTAGGGGAATATTCCCTGTCAAGCACAATCTTTGACGCTCGCCGGTTCCCCCCAGGTATCCAGTCGGGTGGATCTGGACCCTGCCCGGCGAGTGTCAAACTGTGTTTATGTCGTTATGTCGGATAGTGACGTAATGGCGTCGGCCTCGGCAGCCCGTCCCATTCGAGCACATCGCACGCCTCGATCTTGACGAGCGGATCGGCCGGCGCCTCGATCGCGTCCACGATGGCCGTCAGCGCGTCGAGCGTGCGATTGAGCTCGCCGTTCCCTTCCGTCAGCGCCTCGATCTTCTGCCGAGCAATCGCCGCGAGTTCTGCGCGCGTCATTTGATCACCGCCCGACAGAGGTAAATCGAGCCCACACCGACGCCAGCGCCCGCCGCCACGTCGATCCAATCGTGCTTCGCCGCCGCGATCCGGAGGTAGCCCGTGCCGATGGTAAGGGGTATGCCAACAGACCACCGCCAGCCCGCCGCCGCCGCCGCCGTGGCCGAATGACCTGACCAAAACGCATTATCGTCGCTCCCGTCCGGACGTTCCTGGTGCACGACCTTTTTGGCGATCCATGTCGCCCCATGCGCGACGCCTTCACTACATGCCTGACGCCAGAGATCGCGCGTCCGATGTTCGCCGCGCAGACTATGGATCGTGTCGAGCGTGATCTGGATACCGGCCGTCGCGTAGCTCATGCCGTTCGCGAGATCGCGATGCGGCGGCGACCAGGCGAAACGGTCGGACGCCTGCGGGAGCGTCGCGCCCTGCCCGTAACACGGCCGGCTGAGCGCCAGGATCAGGACGATGAAGAGCACGATGCAGAGACGGACCAGCCACACGGGCGGCCCTTCGTCACCGCGAGGCGCCGTCACAGATGGTTCACCGGATTCATTTTGATGAAGTGCTGTTTCGGTTCCGTCTTCGTGTAGCCGTTCGGAAACGATGGCGCCCGCGTCGCCCCATCGAACACATCGGCGATCCAGACGGCGCCGGAGTCGTCACCGTGCACGGCATACGCGATCGCGTCTTTACTCGGCGGCCTGGACGGATCGGCCGATTTCCAGCCGTGCGACGGCCCGAGATCGAACGCGTTTTGCTCGGTGATCAGCGTCATCAGTTGCCGCCGCTGATCGTCGTCGCCCTCGGCTAAATCTTTGTGCCTGAGATAGAGCGCGTTGACGTTCGCCTTGACTTTGTCCGGAAGCGGCACCGCGCCAGGTTCCGGATCGCCACCACCACCGCCGCCGTTGTCGGCCTCGAGCGCCGCGATCCGCGTCTCGTGATTACTGACCGTGCCTTGGAGACCGTTCAGATCGTTATTCTGTTTCGCGTCGCTCGCCTGGAGATCGGCCACTTTGTTTTCGAGCGCCTTGATCCGCGCTTCGAGCCCCGGATCGCCAGGAATGACGGCGCCGATCAATTCAGCCCGATCGCCCACGAAGAGCCGGATCCCAGACACCGGATCGCCGCCCGTCGTCACGGCGTAGCGCGTGCGACCGGCCGCGCACTTCGGCGTGTAGGCGAGCTGCCCGTCCCAGAGCACGCCGGCATGTCCGTCCGAGAGGCGCCATTTTGCGCCGGTCTCCTGGCCTTCGGCGACGCTCAGATCGCCGTCGAAATCGGGCTGTGTCCCGCCTGGAAAGAGAAACCTGTTCTCGTCCGTATCGATGACGCGCGGCGCGTTGTCTGTCCCTTCCACGCGCGCGAGGCCAGTTGGTTTCCCGAGGCGCACGACCGACGTCAGGATGCCGGTCTCGAGAATCAGGAGCGTCACCGGATAGCCGGCCGCGGCTTTCCCCTGAATGGCCGCATACGATCCGCCGAAACAGATCGGCGAGCTGCCTTCGCAGTCAGGGAACGTCCATCGCTGATTCGTCACGAGGTTCAGGACGTAGCCCTTGCGCCCGTCATGCCAGCCGGCGAACGTGTGTCCGGTGCTCGGATGGCAGTGCACGCGCCCATAGCCGTAGCCTTCGACCATCGTTTCAACAAAGAATGGCTGGCTGTTGCCGTCAGGTAATACCACGCCGGCCCAGGCGTACAGCCGGATCTCCGTCCCGCCGCCTTTGGCGAAGCCGCCGATGATGACGCCGTGATCGCCGTCGCCGGCAAAGGCGACATCCGGAAACCATCCAAGGCCGAGATTGGTCTTTGGCACTGTAACCCCTTCAGATGGCGCGGTCGCCATTCCTCGAGCGCCGGAGGATCCCGGCGTCCGCAAGACGTTCCTGCAATTCCGCAATCATCCGCAACAGCCGGACGATGCAGGCCCCGTGATGCTCGTCAGAGAATTCATGTGCCGGCCGCCGGCAGACCGGACAGATCGTCACCGTTTCGCTTTCAAGTCTTCCATCTGCCGTTTGATCCATTCGAGATCGGTCTGCATGCGCCCCAACTGCAATTGAAGGATCTGCGCCGTTGTGTTCGAGCTGTCTGACATGGCCGACTGCCGTGTTTGCATGGCCGCAACCGCCGCATTCGCCGCCGCCACATCCTGGCGCACCGCGGCCGCCGAATTAAAACACCATAAGCCGAGCGCGAACAGAAACGACGACAGTAACCCGATCGCCCAGACAAAGGTACTATTATCGACCTTCCGCGCCAGGACGTTCATATGGCCTTCCTCTAAATTCTCCGAATCGCTCGCGCGCATCGATCCCATTGGCTCGGCCCCCCTACGTTGATCCGAACGGTTGCTCCCGGTTTGTCTTCGTGACGGCGAACGTGTCCAAATCTAGGACGTGCACCTGACATCGGATCGCGCGCGCGTCATTGCTGAGCGCGTCGAAGTGCGCCAGCGTATCGACTTGCCCGAGATCGGTGTCAACGCCGCACTCGGACTCGGTAAACGTGGCGTGCACTGGCGGCGTCGCGTTTTCATCCAGGATCATCTGGACGATCGCCGCCGCCGTCTCCTCGTCGCGGATCAGCTCGAAATCGACATCCTCCGGACGCTCCCCGTATTTGACAATGCTCGGCGCATCCCGCGGCGCGTCCAGCCCTTCGACCGAGACGAACCAATCCGGATTGACTTGCGTCGTTGTCTTCGGCAACAGCTCGCCCTCGGCCGGCGTGCCGCCAGCCAGCGGCGGGACGTAGCGCCTAGCGACGTGGTAATTGACGATGTTGCGCACGAGATCGCGCTGACGCTTCGCCTTATACGTCGCCTCGAACACCGTCGCAGGCGGCCCCAGGACGCGATTGATGGTCGCGCCGGTATCGATGGCCGAGACGATCAACTGCCCGTGCCGATTCGGGCCGTAATCAAAGTGCCCGTTGCGTGCGAAGAGCGCCAGCAGATCCCGGAACGTGACCGCCTCGCCACCGTGGCCGAGGATGAATGCGCCCTTCACGCCGCCGGCCATCTGGCTATCCCGGAGCGTCTTCAACGCCTCGATCGTATCGGTATCGATGCGCGAGTAGAGGCCGGGACTCGAGCCCACCGTCGGCGGCGACAGCCACGCGCCGGACTGGTAGTTGCCGAAGACAAAATTCGTCAGCAGATGCAGGAACTGCCGATAGAGATCGTCGATGATCCGGCCGGTACCGTCGCCGACTTCGTCGATGCCCCAGACGTTCGAGACGTGCGGGACTTGGCCGTTGCGGGACAGGTCGGACCGAGGCCCGAACATATACATCGCCGAGTAGACCCGGCCGTTACGTGTGATCGTCGTCGCGCTCCCGAATTCGTCCGCCCACCAGGTGGTGCCAGGCCAGGCGACCTCGACGAGCCCAGAGGCCGGTGTGATTTGGACTCTCGACGGATACGGCGTACCTGTCGATAGGCCGCCGCCGGCCGCGACGAACTGCGATTGCCAGGCCCCGAGCGCATGCCCGGCGCAGATGTATTCATCCCAGAGCTGTCCGCCACGCGAGGCGAACGGATAGCGCCCGGTGAACACCCACGGGACGACTCCCTGCGGCGCCTCGGCCGTCTCGTCGGACAGCTCGCCATAGAGGATCGGCACCGGTTTGCCGAGCATGACCGGATTGCCGGGATTCGTCGGATCGCTCGGATCGTTCCCCATCTGCGGGAAGTCGTCGAGATTGAATACCCGTTGCGGGAAGGTCCGCTTGTTGAATTCGTCCAGTAAGACGGTCAGGTAATCCGTCACCGTCAGCGAGAGCAGGCGACTCGCGGTCGGATCGGCATCGGTGATGATGCCGTCGAAGACGCGCGTTTTATCGTCGGGATCAATCCGGAGACGCCGCTTCGACGAGACGTATTGCGTATACCGACAGCCGACGAGCGAATCGGTGTCTTCCTGCGCCCGCAGAACGCCGTCCGTATCGTCGAGCGTCGGATTCATCGTTGACCCGACGGCCTCGCCTTGCGCGTTCGAGAGCGAGCGCGTCACCGTGCCGAACGTGACGGCCCTCGGTTCCTTCGGATCGCCCAGATTGATCGCCACCTTTGCATGGCGCCAAATCGTGCTGTCGGCAAGCTCTATTTCGCACCACGTAGCAAGCGGCGCATCGTTACAGATCGAGGCGTCCGGCGCCGGATTGTCGCCAGGATTCACCTCGCCGCCGCCGTCCGGAGGGATGATGATCGCTGGCGCGAATGGCCGCCGCTGGATCACCGCGACGGCGAGCTGCGTCATCCGGATCGACGTGACCGCATCGTCAGACGGCGTGCCTGAATCGACGAGCCACGGCCCGAACAACTGCGGCCAGCTCCCGAGCGTGCGCCCGCGAACATAACTCAGGACAGCGCCCCGATCTCGTCAATCGGCTGATTCGCGGCGTCCACCGTGATCGCCGCGGAGAGCGCGTTCGTGCCGGCGTAGTCGCCCGTGCTGTCGGCGACCTCGAGCGTCCCGGCGTTATCGCGCACCTTATGAACGGCCTTCATCACCGCGGCGCCGAGGCAGAGCGGACCGGCCTTGATCGTCGCCTCGACGGCCGACGTCTGACGCGTCAGGATCGTGTCGGCGATGACGGTCGGATCGGCGCCTGAGCTGGCGGCGTTCAGCGCCTCGCCTGTTGTGCCGCTCGCCAGATGGCCCGCAATCGCCTCATCCCAGACCGCATCGGCAATCGCCGCGGCAGTCGGCGCAGACCCCGTCGAGATGTCCTGCAACTGCTTGCCGGCCGTGCCTGGCGTCGTGTGCCCTGACAGCGCCTCGTCCCAAATAGCGTCGGCGAGCTCCGCGCCGGCATCGGTCGCCAGGGAGGCCGCCGTGATGGCGTTCGCCGCGATGGCGCCGACGCTGGCATCGATGCGGCCTGAGACGAGCGCCGCCGGAAGTCGCGCCTGAATGTCCTGCGTATCCGCCTCAACGTCCGTCGCCGTTTTGACCGTCGTGCCGCTCAGATTGTTCGTTGTCGTCGGACTGCCGACGTTCGCCCAATCGACGCCGGCCTCGCCGCCGGAGGAGACGTCGAGCGTCCGACCCGCAGTCGTCGGTCTCAACGCCGACCGGTTCTCGATCGAAAAAATCGCGAGAAACGCGTTGACCGTTTTGCCGTCAATCACCGCTCCCACGAGCATCACGGAGTAATTGTGACCGGACGCGTAGAACCCGGAATCTGTGTTGTCGGACAAATCGACGTTGATCAAGTGCACGCCGGTCACGCCGTCAAAATCTTCGTTGTCGGTGATGCCGGCTGACGATGACCGCTGCGTCACGCTGTTGTCTTTATAGATGCGAATCGATCCATCAGTCGCGCGCGTGATAGACGAACCGTCGACGGCATTGGTATTCCACGGGACTTGAATCGTCGAGCCCGCCGCGACGTCGCCCAGATTCAGCATGATGCAACCTTTCCACCGATCAGACCACTCAGAAGATTCGGATCCGAATTGACGAGGCCGCCGACACTGCTAGCGACGCCATTCCAGACCACGCCCATATATTGCAGCACGGCCGTCCCTGCAGCGCCGCCCATCACAAATCGAAACGCCATCACGTCAGAGGCCGCGAGCGTGAGCGTCGTTCCGGTATTCTCGAACGTGCCCGATGTACTAGACGGAATCGTGACAGAGAGCGCAGAATCTGATCCGCCCTGGCGTACAGCCGCAGAACTGGACGCCGCGATCGAATTGGACGAAATCCGCACGGCCAGATTCGACAGTCCTCCGGCCAATAGCGCATGGGCTGAGACGTTCGATTCTGTCGCGTTCGCAGATAGAGGCCCGTTCAACGAGAAAAACGTCGTAACGCCCGCGCTGATCGTGATGTTCGCAGAATTTGACACGAACTGCGCAGCGTTCGACGTTGTCTCAAAATCTACGGCCAGTGTGCCGATCGATTGCGTGCCGCTCGAGCCGCCAAACGTATAATGCCAGTCGAACGCGTCGTCGACGGCAACCGCCTCAGTATGCGTCGTATCCTCGAACAATCCGGCCGTTGTCGTCGGCACCGTGATCGTGATCGTGGTATCCGTTCCGGCCTTCGCCACGGCACACGTACAATTGCCGTTGCGACCATTCGTCACCACGAACACGGCCGCATTCTTGAGCGTGCCGGCCGTCTTGAACTTCGATCGCGGCTGATTCGTATCTGTCGTATCGTTCGTGTTGGCGAATCCCAGGAACGCCGTCCCGGTGATCAGTCCGTTCAGCGAAACGTAACGGCACACTGTGTTCGACGTTGCCGAGAAGACCGCCCCGTGCACGGTCCAGGTGAACGCCGCGCCGCCGGCCCCGGTCACGATCTGCGCGCAAATGTCGTCGCCCGCCGCGACGGTATCGGTATTCGTGACGTCCTCGAAGTGCCCGGCCGTTGACGATGGGATGGAGATCGCGCCGTTCCCGTTGGCCCCGTTTTTCCGCAACTTGAACGTGGAGGCGCCGCGGCTGTTCGTGACCAGATTGATCATCAGGTTCGAGAAGAGCCCTGCGGATCGCCACCGAACTTTTTTGTTCGCTTCCGTGTTGTCGATCAGGCCTTGCGCGCCGGCCCCGATGTGCACGTACGTCGTGACACTGGCACCCACGGTGCCAGCCAACGCCTTGCCGGCGAGATGCGGGATTGCGGCCATCTACCGGAGCCTGACCCGCTCGAAATGCGCGACCGCTTCGATCGCCTCGTGCTGGCGTCCGTCCGGGGCAACGATAGAGAAGTCGCCGGACTCAGGGTGATAGGCGACGTCGACCGACCCGATCGGCACGCCGAACCGCTCGGCCAAGGCTTCATGGATCTGCGTACTGCGCGCACTCTCGCCGCGGAGAAAGTCGAAATGCGCGCCATCCTTCGCGCCTGGCAGATCACGATGCGCCGCGCATGGCAATCCTGCGACCGGCGTAAACGTCTGCTCGTCGAGCGGCAAGCTGGCGTCGTATTCGTATTCGATCACGCAGGGGCACACATGCTGCCACCTGATGCGCGTTATCTTCCCGGCCATCGTTGCACCTCACACCACCGTGATCCGCACCGGCCATTGCAGCGCATCGAACGCCGCCGCGCCGAAGACGGATGAGTCCGGCATTTTGTCCATCGGTTCCCGCAAAAACTTCCAATCGGTCGGCGGCGTCTGCTCATGCGGAAAGGTCAGCGTCGCTGCCTTCTGCACGCCGACAGCGACCGTTACCGCGCCGCCGACTACCGCGCCGGTTTTGATACACGGCATCGGCTGCATCCCGAGGATTTCACGATCTGGAAACGGGATCGGATCGACGTAGGTTTCCTCGATCGTTCCGTCGGACGCCTCGAACGCATACGTCAGATCGTCGTCCGGCGTCACGTCGTCCAGGACGGCGACATGATCCACCCCGGTATTGATCTGGAATTGCTGCGTCGCGCCGAGGATCCGATTGTTCGACCAGAGCGCCCAGACGTCGACCGGCCCGAGAAGATCGTTGAGCCTCGGCCCGCCGGCATCCAGCACGACGAGATGCGAGTAATCGGTATCACCGTTGCTGCATGCGTAGATACGGAACCGATCCCACTGCGGGAGCGCCGCCCCTTGCGCGTTGACTCCGGAAATCGACAGCACGACGCGCGGCGTGACGTCTCCAGCCTGGTAGACGTGCACGACGACGAGCCCCGTCGGATTCAGCATGGTCGCCTTCCACGCGAGATAGATCCGCGTGTTCAGCGGAACGACGTAGGACGACGGCGAGCTGATCGGCGTGCCGCCGCGGTAGATTTGCAGTGTCCGATCCGTGTTCAGATCGAGCTTCACCTGACTGCTGTTGAAATAGAGAAACTCGGAGATCGTCTGTCTCGAGACCGGCCCGGCACTGATGCGGAAATCGGATTGCAATACGGCCTTCGCGCTCGCTGCGCTCAACGTGCGCTCTAGGTAATCGCCCTGTTGCCCGCTGAACCGGATCCCGGATTGCCCGGCCGGCCCATACGGACCGGTCGCAATCGTGCCGCCGGCCGACTCGCTCGAATACATCCGCAGGCGTTGCGGCCCGGTGTAGTGACTGAAGGGATCGCAAAACAAAAGCCCATTCAGCTCGCCGACCGAGATCCCCCACAGGAGGCCCGTCAGCACAAACGTAATCCCGCCGACGCCGCTCGTGGTGACGATTTTGAGCGCGACAGCGTCCGTCGCCGCGATCGCGTCAAAGTGTTCGATGTCCTCGAAGTCTCCGAGGCCGCCCGCCGGGATCGTAAACGTGCAATTGCCGTCGACACCATTGATCACGAGCGTCACGCTGAGCGTGCCCGGCGATGTGTTATTGGAGATCCGATAGCGCAATCGACTGAGCGCACCGGCCATTTGCAACCGATGTTCAGCATCGGCGAGCGTCGCGCTCGGCGCACCGGATCCCATTACAGAGAGGTATGTCGTGCCGGCTGAACTGAACGTGTGAAACGTCGTGCCGTAGAACATCGATTGATCGTTGACCGTGACCAGATCGATAGCCTGCCACGATGCCGAGATCGAGCCTGACAGCCCGGTCACGTCGAGCACCCATTTAGCCCGGCTTCCGACCGCCACGTCGGAGGTATGCGTCGTGTCTTCGATCGTGCCCGTCACGCCCGCGGCGAATGTAACCGAGATCGCCGTCGCGACCCCATCGACCCACAGCGTGTACGTGCTGTCGTCATCCCGAGTATTGCTTGCGAGTTTCACGGCTGCGTTTCGGAGTGTCCCTGCCGTCTGGAACGTGCACCATACGTCATCACCAGTGGTGCTGACCGATCCGGCGACGCCCGCGCCTGCGATCGGCATGTGCGACATCCCGCCGCTGTGCGTGCCTGTTTCGATGTGCACGTACCGGGTGACTGAATCGGTATCCGCCGCGAAGAGGCAGCCAATCGCGTCGTAGGTAAACGCGCCAGCCCCGGAGCCTCTCACAACTTCGACGTTGACATCATCGCCGGCCGCAATGGCATCGGTCGCGCCGGCCTCGAAATGTCCCGTCGCGCCGCCGGGAATCGTGACCGTGGATGACCCTGGCGCACCGTTGATCTGAATCGTCACCGTCCCTGCGCCGCTGCGCGCATTTGATAGGACGTTGATGAACAATTTCGAGATCGTGCCAGTCGAGCGGTAGCGAATGCGTGTACGGACGTCGCCGAGATTGTTCAGCAGGACAGCGCCGCAGCCGATAGGCTGATGGAGCGATGGAGCGCCACCGAATCCTCCGACGGCCGTAGAGACGTGCGGGATGGCCGCCACGTCAGAGCCAGCCTTTTTGTTGCTCGTCGAAGTCGAGCGTAATCGAGTCGAGATACTGGCCCGCGGTTTCGGTCGGCGCGACGTAGAGAAACTCGCGCAGATCCGTGGCGAGATCCACGAGCATGGCGTCGGTATCGTCTTCGTCGCGAATCAGCAGGAAATTCTTGAACTGGCCTTGCGTATCGCGCTCAAGCGCCAGCAGATCATCGCGGACCTCTTCGCCGAGCGCCGTCGCATGCAGGCCACGATACCGGACCCCGAGGCCAAGCTTTTTTTTCACGCCGTAATCGGTGACGTGCACGATCGTCCGATGCGTTTCTCGGTCGCTCGGATTCGGCGCCCATTGGATCTTGAGCTCGCGCAACGTCTCGACGAGCACCGGCATCCCGAGCGCCACGCCTGACGCCCCTGTCAGCGCAATATCCCAGGTGGTGCTGGAGGCGTTCGCGACCGTGCGCAGATCGACCCACGGATCGAGATAGAGCCCGTCGAGCGGCAGCGCCGGAATCGTGACGGCCTCATTCAGCCCGGCGCCGTTCGTCACCTGGATCGCCGTCGCATTCGTGTTGATGAAGGCGATCGCCTCGAGCGATTGTGATCCGGCGAACGTCGCCCGATAGGTGATCGTGGTGCCGCTCGACTTCGCCACGGTATAGACGAAGGCGTCGGACAGATTCGCCAGCGGGTACAACGAATCGACCGAGCCGGCCGGGACGCTCCACGTCGCGTCGTTCGTGACGATGTCGGAAGGCCTGGAATAGAGCGCCATCAGGACACCATCCGTCGGACGATCGTCTTCACGCCGCGCGCGTTCGTCGCGTTTTCCCGGTGGAGCACATCCACCACGGCATCCTCGAGCACGCGTTTAAGGCTCGAAATCTGCGCCTCGCTCTGTAAGGTCGGATTGTTGACGGCGATCGAGACGGTGACGGACACGCCGCCAGAGCCGGCATCGGCCGAGGCCGGATACCCGCCGCCCATCCATTCGCGATTCATGCGCTCGAATCCCTCGCGCCCGATCACCCGCATGGCGTCGGCGTTGACGATGCCCTCGCCCTCGGCCGCCATCACCGGAATCCGGTCCGCGCCGGCCGGTGCCGGAAAGTCGAGCACGCGCCCGATGATGCCGCCGCCGGCAAACCGCCGCTTTGGAGCACTCGTGCCGGTGCCCGATGTGCCAGTCGGCGGCGTCGACGTGGAATCCGTGCCGCCCGTGCCGCCGGCCGGCGTCGCCGTCCCGCCGCCCGTGCCTGTCGATCCCCTCGGCACGGCCTGCCCCGTGGCCTCTGCGGCCCCGCGCGCCCGGCCGAAGCCTTCCTCTGCGCTCGTGCCAACCTTGCTGAAGGCGTCGATCAGATCCTGGAGCTTGGCGATCAAGTCGTCGATCGATTGGGACAGCGGTTTCTCGAATTCGAGACTTCCGAAATCGGTGAGCTTGTTACCGTTGTCGTCGATCAACAGCCCGGCCTCGATCATGGCCTTGATGATCGGTTTCATCCCCTCCGGGATCTTGAACCCGGCTTTCAATGCCTCGGTGACGAGATCCTGTACCGACTTCTGCATGCCGACGAGCACGGTATTCGTATCCGCTCCGGCCGACTGCAACAGTGTCCAATCGTCGATGATCTGTTTCGCGATGTCGTTGATCCGCAGTTGGTTGACGGCCTTGCCCAACTGCTCAACCTTGATCCCGTAGCGCCCGGCCGCGGCCTCGACGTCCTTGAAGGCGACGACGGCCTGCCCGGACATGCCCAGGAGCGCGCGCGCGGCCTCTTCGGATAGCTTGCCCGAGCGGATCAGCGTTTCCAGCATCGGCTGGAGCGCCGCCGGGATCTTCTGTCCGGTCTGGACCGCATCGATCACGAGCTGCGAGAGGCCGCCGGACATGGCGTCCAGCCGTTTCGTCACGTCGACGCCAGCCAGCCCGAGCGCGCGGAAATCCAAAATCAATTGGCGCGTCTGCTGATCGATGTTCGCTTGCTGGATCGTGTCGCCGAGATCCTTCCAGGTGAGCCCGTATTTCTGGAGGCGCGCATTGCTGTCGGCGACGGCCTTATCGAACTGCGCCAGCGCGATATTGAAGGCCGACAAGCTGCGCGTCGTGAGCAGGCCTCCGGCCGAAGAATCGAGGCCAGCCGTGAGCGCCGCCGTCGAGATCGCCGCCTTGCCACCCCGCTGCGCAATCGCCGCCGCGGACTGACCGCCGAGTTCGTCGCGCGTGATCAGCTTGATCGCCGCTTGGATGATCCCGAGGTAGCTCAGGGTATTCGTCGCGACGTTGGCGATCAGGCCCGCTGTATTGATCAGGCCGTTGTTGAAATCGTCGATCGCCTTATGCATGGCGACGGTCGCATTGACCGCCGACCCAATATTGCCGATGAACACGCCGAACACGCCGGGAATCATGCCGCCGACGTGCTCGAGCGCAGACCCCACGGCGAGCCAATCGGCCGTGAGATCGCCCGTCACCTTTTTTAAGGCCTGCTGATAACGCTGCCAGGCTGCGCCGAGCTGTTCCGTCGTGTACAACCCAGACGCCAACATCTGATCGTAATCACGCTTGAACGCATCGGCCTGTTGCTTCAGCTCGCTCCGTGTCAGGATGCCGCTTGCGTGCATCCGCTCGACGAGCGTGTCGGCCGTACCGAGCGCTACACGAACCTGGTGATCGTAGAATTCATCGATCGCCGCGCGCCGCTGTTTCGTGATCCCAGATTCGACATCGCCGACGTTTTTAATGCTGCGAATCTCGGCCGCCCGTGCCATCTCGATCTGTGCGAGCTGTCGATTCAGGCCGCTCGTGCCCTGCAAGGCGAGCTGATCGTTCAGCTTGCCGAGCGCGACGACGCTCTCGACGATCCCGGCTGTCGACGCATCCATCACCTTCCGCTGATGGTCGACGAAGTCCTGCGCCTGCTTGTCGGCCAGCTTCAGCGCATCCGTGCGGCCCTTCTCGACGGTCGCGACCTCTTTCACCTGGACGGCCGTGACGTGCAGCGCGCGCGCGATGTCGGCCTCTGAATTTCCACGCTTCAGCAGCCAGGCTACCGTCTCTCGCTGTTGACCGACCAGATCCTGACTCGACGCCGACAGATGATCTTGCGCTTCGGTGAATTTCTTTTGCTCGGCTGCGGCTTCCGCGATCGCCTTTTTGTGATCGGCGTATCGCTCTTTCAGGAGCGACAGCATTTCTTCGGTGATGCCGAAGCGATTGATGATCTCGTCGTTCGACTTGCCGAGTTTTTCGGCCGCCATCACCTCTTCGATCGTCGTCATCGAGAGTTTGGCGACGGCGATCTCGGCTTCGCGCAGTGCCTTTGTGTAGGATTCGACCTGCTCGACTGGCGGCACCACTTCGGCCGGCTTCGTCGTCTTTGCCGGCTTCGTCGCCGCCACGACGCCGCCGACGAATCCCTTCGCGGCTCCGAAGAGACTGGACGATTCGGCAAGGCTCGCCGCCGCGATCGCCGCCAACGTCTTTGCGGACTCCACAACGCCGGCACGGCCCGCGGCCTGAGCAATCACCGCCGCCTGGCCGAGCGTTGACGTGATGTCCTTTTGACGATCCTTGACGAACAGATCCCAGGCGTCCGACATCGCATCGATCGCCTCGAGCTGTTCCCGACTGGCCTTGTGCGCGCCGTCGGCGATCTTGTCCCATCCTTCAGAGATCGCCGGCAGAATTTCACCCGCGCCTTTCCCGAACAGCTTGATCGCGTCTTCGTTTCTCCGCTGTGCGTTCTCGACGCCGCCGAGCGCACGCGCGATCGTCTCGAACTGCTGATCGACGCCCATCTTTCGGACGTCCTGCCAGGAGAGGCCGAGATCCTCGACGGCCTGCCTGACGCTGCCTTTTCCACCCGAGATATTCGCGCCAAGTTTGAACGCCGCCGTCGTGAACGCCTCGAGCGACGAGCTTGTGAGCGCCGCCGCGGCGTCCATCTTCTGAATCGAATCCGTAGACAGGCCGGTCTTATTCGAAAGATCGAGGATGTGTCCTGCGGATTCGATCGAGGCCTTCGTAAACGACAGGAGCGACGACGCCGCCGACGAAATCAGATTGCCGATCGCGAAACCGCTTGCGAGCTGCGCAACAGAGCCAGTCAGTAGCGCCATCCCTTTTGACGCAAGCGTCGCCTTTTCGCCAACTGGCGACAGGCTCGAGGCCAGGGATTGCAGGGATGCCGGAGCGGCCTTGCCGAGCGCCGCATATTTCGCCGTCGCGTCGCCGATGATCCCGCTCAGTTTGGATTGCTCGGCCGCTGTCAGCTTCGAGACGCCGCCGATCGCCTCGACGGCTTTGGCGTAGGTATTCGCCTTCTCGATCGCGTCGAATCCGATCAGCGAGGCGACCGCTTTCGAGAGGCCGCGCGTGCCCTCTTCGGCCTTCGTGAAGGCCTTCCCCATCGCCGCCGAGACGGCCTCGGATTGCGTCCCGGCGGCCTTGATGTCTTTGGTAAATTGCTGCGTCGCCGATGCGGCTTTTGCCACGCCGGCCTGATATTCTGCCGAGTCGGCCGACAGCAGGACACGCAGGATCCCGACGGTTGCAGAGGCCGCCATCAGGCCGCATCCTTTCGGATGAACCGTACCCGCTTCAATGGGATCCCGAGTTGATCACTGAGGATGTGAATCATAGTCCGCTGTTCCGCCGGTGTCTGCGGCCCGCTGCGCCGCACGCTCTGTAAGACCTTTTCCAGCTTCGGCAACTTCTCGACCCGATGAAACGCCGCCGTGTGCCACGCCAGCGACAGCGCCGCCTCACGTTCCGTCAGTCGTCGTTCGTGCGCGATCGCAAATTCCCGGAACAGTTCACGAATCGTCAGGCCCCAGAAGTCGGCATGGCTCAGACCGATGCGGCGTCCGTGACGGTAGAGGCCTGACCAGTCCCATCCGCTTTCGGTTTGCGTCCGCGCTTTTTCGGCTGAGCCTCCGGAGGGTTTGGCTTGATCCCGAGCGCGTCGAGATCCGCCGCATCCGGCGTCGCAGCGACGGTGAGATCCTTGATACTCCGCGCCATTTCATCGGCCGCCGATTCCAGCATGATGTCGCCGGCCTGCTTCAACGTCACCTCGGGATGATGCAGCCGCAGCGAGGCCCAGACGAGGATCCGTTGATGCGTCCACGATCCCGCTTGCGCCAGCGTCATGATCTGATGGAAAAACACCCGCCGATCCGGCGTGCTGGCGGCCTCTTCCATCGCGACCATTGCATCGGAATCGAGCTTGAGAGTGTAGGTGGTGCCATTGACGGTGTAGCTCGTGTCGCCCGTTTTTCGATTCACGTCCGCTCACGCTCCCTCGTGCGCGCGTATCAGTTCGACGAGTGCTGCCAGGCCCCGCGTCGTCTGCCGACTTCGCGTGTCCACCGCCGTGGAGGCCTGACAACCTGGTTACGGCAGGCCGCCCGAGTAGTCCCTGAGCGGCGTGATCTCGCACGTAAACGGCACTTTGTCCTCGAGCCCGACCGTACCCGGCTGATATTTCGTGACGACGCCACGGAAAGGCAATTCAATGCCCTGCAACGGCGATCCCGTCGCGCCGGCATCTTCGCGATCCGGATAGACGATTTTGAAATTGTTTTCAGTCACGTTGATCCAGAGCGACAACAGCGAATGCGCCGCGTCGAACCCATCCCCGCCGGCCTGCTTGTGTGCTCCGTGATTGATCCTGTAGTTGCCCTCGAGCACGATCGGCCCGCTGTCCCGCAGTGTGCCTTTCTTCTCGTGATGCCGCCGCGGCGAGCGCAAGTGTGTGATTTGGACGACGCCCGTCGTCAGATCGCCAGGCGTGATCGAGTTGATGTCCGGAATCGCCACGAATGTCTCGGGCGATCCGTCGTCCTGCCCCACCAGGAGCTGCGCGCCGTAGCCGATGAAGGCCTCTCCGGCGTAGTAGAGATCCGTTACGTCTGACATGTCTGTCTCCCTTGCTGTCTGTTGAGTGTCCCTACGCCGTGAGCCTGTATGTAATCCAATAGTCCTGCGTCATCCGCAAAACCCGCTGCTCTTTCGCGTCGTAAAACCGATCCCGGCTCCCGCGATGGCTGATGTTCATCACCGCGAGATCCTCGACGACGCCCGACCATCCCCAGAGGCCCGACGCGCCAGGCCCGAGCCCGTCGCCATCGAAGGCCGCATAGAGCGCCGTGACCTGGTAGGTATCGGCGCCGCTTTCTTCGTGCGCTCTCGCTTCGACCGTGACCCGGCACTGTCCGATGCCGTCAGGCCCGCGCAATTGTTGGCCCCGATGGTCGCCGGCCGAGTAGACGAGCACGAGCGGATACGTCGGATCCTGCGGCGTCTTGTCCAGATACACCCGCGCGCCGACGATGGCATGGACCGCCGTCAGGCCCGCCGTCCGATTCCTGATGGCCTGTTCCGGCGTCACAGCAGACCGCCTCCGCCCGGCGTGTCAATCGGCCCGAGATCCACCGTCGACGGCCGGTTGATGCCCTTACCGGCGAGCTCGCGCCAGATGGCCGCCGCCGTGATCTGCATGCTCCGATCGACGTTCGCGTCGTATGCCGGCCGCGCGAACGGCTGCGCCGCGGTATCGACCGTGCCGACCTCGAGCGGGACGCCGTAGGCGAAACCCTTGATCGGCCCGATGGCGACGGCCGCCTGATCCTCCGTCCGCGCCCGGCTGATCCCGATGTTGTCGGCGATGTGCGGCGCCTCGTCGCTCCGCGGCGCCCCGGACGCCATCGCCGCCCGAATCGGCTCCGCCCCTTCAGCCAGGGCCGAGACGAGCACCGATGTCGAGGCTTTCAGCCCGAGCTGATTCAGCGCCTTGACCAGTTCCGGCCCGCCGAATGACTGGATCTTGAACATCGCTCAGCCCTTCGCGATCGTCATCAACGCGATCTGCTGGTTCAGCCCGACTGGCGCCGCCGTCACGATGTCGTAGATCCGGCCGGCGTAGGTCAGCCGCCGATACTTCGGCACGTTCAGCCGCTCCGGATCCATGTTCGCCTGATACGGCATCGTCCACCGCGTGTCATACCGCGAATTCAGGCCCTCATTCTGGAAGGCCTCATCCCCGGCCGAGTCGTCGCGTTTCATCCAGCAGTCACAGAGGCGGATCCAGGTTTCGACCGGCCGCCCAGACGGCCCGACGGTTTCCGTCATCTGCTGGATCGTCACCAGTTTCGTCCGCGCGCCGGCCGCTGCGATGCTCGGCATCAGGATTCCAGCCTCGACAGCGCCGGGACGTCCCAGGGCTTCGGCCGCCCGTGAAAGCAGACGACGCGCGCGCCGGCCGGCACACCCCGATCCCGACAGTGCACTTTGTAGGACACGGCCTGACCAGGGACGACATCATCCCAGAACGTGACGGCCTCGAGGCGTTCGCGCTCGATCCACCGCTGATCGCCGCCGGTCAGATACCGCGCCATCACCCCACCGGCATCGGCCGCAAACCGGGTATAGAGTTCGTCCTGTTCGCCCGCCGTCCACATCATCAGACCCGACCCGAGCCCGCGCACCGGCTGGATCGGCGGCCGCCGGTAGAAGTCGGCCAGCGCCAGGAACGGCTCGCGCCGCCGGATCATGTCGTCGAGCGGCCCGACAATCGTCGAATCCAGGTCCAGATAGAGGATCCGCGCGCCGGCGGGAAACATCCCCGGCGCGAACAGTTCCAGCTTCGCCCACCAGCCCGACCAGCGGCCCGACAGCGGCACCGTCGGCACGCCCGGCACCGGAACATCTGACAGGCAAACGATCGCCTCGCCTGGGGCAAATGTGCGAGCCTGACCGGCCAGCCGTTGGACATGCTCGGCCCGATAGGCGCCGCCGGACCGCAGGACACAGGCGATCACGGCTGCACCTCGATCCGCTCGTGATCCCATCGGCCGGCCCTGAACACCCGTTCCGCCTTCATCGCGTCGAAGGCCGCCCGGTTGCCCCGGCCGAACCAGTTCTCCCGCTCGCCGACGTGCGCGACCCGGAACGGGACGCACTGCACCGTCTTGCCGGCCTTCCGCCAGCGGTCCATAAACCGGTTGTCGTAATTCCCGGCGTGCGTCCAATGGCAGTCGAGCAACGGCGAGGCCTGGACGACGGGATCGGCCGAATGGTACAGCTGGAAATAGCCGACGCCAGGCACATCAAACGCGCACTTCGCCTGCCCGCGATCCTCGAGCGCGTCCGGTTGCGCATCGTAGCGTAGACAGCCGTGGAGCCGATCCGGCTGCGGCCGGCTCCGGTCCAGCCGTGCCAGCCAATCATCTGGCGGAACGACGTCCGAATCGAACAACAGCCGCCAGGACCGCTCGCCGCCGATCCGCTCTTCCATCCACAGCCGGGCGGCCTCGAGCGCACGCCCTTTGTTGAATGAGGCCCCGTCCCGGTAAAACAGATCCGTCACGAACACTTTGACGGCCGCCTCGGCGCACAGCTCGATCGTCGCGACATCCCGCGGCGCCGTGACGACCGTGAGCGATTCGAGGCCGGACAGCCACCGCGGCAGGCCGACCCGGAGAAACTCGGCGTAGTCGACGCAGACGGTGAGCCCGTGGATCTTCATGGCTTCGTCACCCACCAGGACACCGATTCCTGCGGCTCGAGCGTCGTGTGCAGTTCGAGGCCTTCCGTCCGGACGAATTCGTCGACGGCCTGCCGGACGCCGCTGCATTCCTGCGTGTAGTCGTGCCCGGCCAGGATGCCGCCCGACACCACCTGCGGCCACCAATCGGCGATGTCGGCCTTTGCAGAGGCGTAGGCGTGATCGCCGTCGATGTAGACGAATCCCGGATGATGGTACGGCAGGCCCGGCATGAGCTCGGCGGCCCGGTGTCCCGTCATCCGCAACAGGCGGAACTTCTGACGATACGGCGCCAGGAGCTGCACCGCGATCAGCAGATCCGGCAACCGGTCGAAGTCCATCTGATCGTAGGGCGCCCACGGATCGACGCAGACGAGCACCTCGGCGCACTTCCACCGCTCGAGCAGCGCCGACGCGAACAGCCCGCGATCGCACCCGATCTCGATCCCGCGTCGGATCCCGCGCTCGTTCAGCAGATCGGCGAAATTGACTCGGCTGTGGAGCTTCATGCTGGCACCCCGGCCGCCGCGGTCGCAATCGCCAAATCGAGCGTCCGTCCGATCGACCGATAATCGTAGAAGTCTCGCGCCTTTGCGGACCATTCCAACCGCTCGTCGAGATCCCAGCATCGCAACTGATCCGAGATGACGGTCCGCAGTTCCCGGAGCCCGATCGTCGGCTTCACCCGAATCAGCGCCCCATCGATCGCCGGGAGCACGTCGAAGGCCGGGAGATCGGTGATCACCGTGCAGCCGACGGCGACCGATTCGATCATCTTCCGGAGCGCAAACCCGAACATCGACGCCGTCGCGATGTGCACCTTATACCGCGCCAGGTGCCTCAAGTACGCCGGCGTCGTGCTCCCGGCGTTGCCGTAGCCTGGATGTTTCAGGACATCGATCCCGAGCAGCGCCTTATCCCGCACGACGCGCTGCCGGAGCGGGTAACTCTTCGAGACGGCGCCGGACACCACCGCGCCGCCGCGCGGCCGACGTAGGTCGATCGGATCGAGATCGGCGACGTTGACGGAATGGTACGTCCGGATCAACGCCTTCCCCTGCAACCATCCGCTGTGTTGTTCAACGGATCGCGGATGGTAGTAGACGATCGCCGCATCGGCCCCGACAGAGTCGAAGAATTGCGCCTGATACGCCAGGCTCGTCGCCGCATCTTTGACCACGACGGCCTTGAAAGCGCCGTGGTTTTGCAGCGACGACACGCGCCCGAAGCCAATATCCTTACGGAAACAGATCGGCGAATTCGGATCCCAATCGCGCGGATCGTGCACCACGACGTGATCCGGCCGATAAGCGTCGAGTATTTCGACGACGTCAGTCCGCCCGTCGTATCCCGCGCCCGCGAGCGTCCAGCCGGCCGCCCGCAGCCCTTCTTGGAACTGGTCGCCCTCGCTCGTCATGTGACGGCGATAGTCGATGTTCGCCAGAACGACGCGCGCATTCATGGCGTCCCGCTCCGAAGCCGCTGATAGTCCGTCGGCGAGTCCGTCGGCAGGCTCGTCAGGTCGCCGTGGAGCTGCCCCGAGACGTGCGGCGACTTCAGCCGGCCGGCGATCAGCGGGACGAACGAGGCCGAGTAGTCATACGTCGCGTCCACGTCCCGGTGTCCGAGGCGCCGGAGCGGCACGCCGCAGCCCTGATCGCAGCATTGCCGGACCTGATGCCCGAATCGGTCCATCTTGAATTGCCACCATCCCGAGACCGCCGGGATCCCGTGGTTCTCTCCCCGGATGCCGTCGAGCGCCCCCGCGACCTCGCAGAAGTACGCGAACGGCGCCCCGTCGCGCTCGAATATCGCCGCACTCCACCGCTGATTGATGTCGCAGGATTCGCGCGCCGCGATCCACTCCGACGGCAGCATCCCGAGATCCCGCCAGTCGAGCAACAGCGGCGAATGCCACGACGCCCGATCCCGCGACGTCGGGATCAGTCGGCCCGGTAGCCACTTGTCGATCTCAGCCGCGGCCGCTGCGTCAGCGTGCGCGTTCAGGTTGAACCGGCCGAGCGGATAGAACGTGTCTCGCACAAGCTGCCCGTGCTTCATCAGGTTATTCGTCCACAGGCCCCGCTGACGCTGATCCGGCACCTCTTCGACCAGGACCGCCATCAGGTCTGCGAATCTGGGATGCACGCAGGGATTGCCGCCGAACACGCCGCGGATTCCCGGCCAGCCCTTCAGCGACCGCAGCGCCTGGCGGAACACGTCGACGCTCATATGCGCCACGTCGCGCCTAAACGGGAGCAGTTGCGTGCAGTTCGAGCACCACATCAGGTCGCACGATCTGCTGATCACGATCTGGATCGTGTCGTTGCTCTTGTCCGTCGGCGCCTTCATAGCGTCGCCTCGAGCGCCGCGCGCGGAAAGCAGTGCAGCGCCGTCATGCGCGTGCAGTTGACGATCGCCACGCCGGCCGCCTGCAACGGCCCGACGAGCGACTGGAAATAGGGAATCCACTGCGCGAAATTCATCCGCGGATTACCGGGGTGATCCTCGTGCCAGTGTTGTTGCCCCGTGTCCGTCGTCTGCATGTCGTAGCCCAGGAGCACGATCCGCGAGACCCCGAAATGGACCGCCAAATTGATCGCCTGATACCCGCTGTTCCGTCCGGTTCGGAGCGTATGCGGCTCGTGCGCGAGACCCCGATCGCCCGTCGCCGTCAGCGTGACGACGCCAAACGCCGGATCCGGCCGTTCGAGCGAATATTTCAGGCCCTTGAAATCCATCGCGCCCTTATGCCAGTTCCACCAGCGCCGATCGGCGGCGTAGAGCACATCCGCCCACGGCGCGATCTGATAGGTCGAATTGATCACGATCGTTCGCGCCTTGCCCCGACAGTACCCGACATCCTCCGCCGTGAGGCTCGGCCCGCTGGCACAGATGACGGCCGTTTCCCCAGGCCACAACCGCGGCACCGCGACGAGTTGCCCCATGTCACGAACAGGCCGGAGAGCGCCAGCCGATCAGGACGGACCAGGCCCGCGGACACAGCCCGCCACGCTCGTCGAGCTTCAGATTCGCGTCCGTATTCCGCTCGAACATCCATAAGACTTGCTCGAGGATCGCTCCCTGGACGCCGGCCGGGACGGTATCCTCATCCCACAGATCCGTCATCGTCGGATTATTGCAAAACTGGATCGCCGCCGACGAGGCTTGCTCGATCATCAGTTGCAGATCGTCGTCCTCGGCATCGATCAGGATCCGGCACCGCTTGCGCGCGACGTCGAGCGTGACGAGCGTGACGGGATCCGCCATCAGTCGCCGGCCTTCCCGTCTTTGCCGTCTTTCCCATCTGACCCGCGCCGGACGGCCATCCGCCAGGCCTTTGACTCGCCGGGCCGATCGCGCGTGTCCTCCTGAGCGATCCAGAAGGATCCGCCATGCGTCACGCCGGAGCCCTTCCGGTAGAGCGTCCCGATCTTGAACACGCCCTCATCGGTCGGGATCGGGATGTCCCATTGCGCCAGGACGCTCCCGTCCTTTCGATAGAGCGTGATCGTCCGCTTCCCGTCGAAATCGGCCCGCGCGTCCTCGAGCGTCCCGTCCCGGCCGGGCGCACCAGGCGCACCGGGCGCCCCGTCCTTCGGGATCGGCCACGACTTCACGAGCTCCGCGACGGCCTGTCGGACGAATTCGGGATCTGGTCCGATCGGCCCGGCGTCCTTCGTCTGTCCATCCGACAGCGTGACTTGTAAGGTTCCCTGCCGAGTGATCGTCATCCCGGCGACGCTGATCCCGTCGCGCCCGTCTTTGCCGTCCATCCCGTGCACGCCATCTTTGCCGGCCGGTCCAATCAGGCCTTGCCCGTCTTTTCCATTGAGGCCCGCTGCGCCGTCTTTTCCATCGAGCCCGTCACGGCCGTCCTTCCCGTTGAGGCCATCGGAGCCCGGTTTCCCGTCGATGCCGTCTCGGCCGTCTTTCCCGTTGAGGCCTGGATCGCCATCGGTGCCCCGCTGGCCCTGCGGCCCGACTGGCCCGATCACCGACTCTCCGCGCTCGCCGGCCGGCCCGCGCTCGCCCTGCACGCCGACCCCTGGCGGCCCTGGCGGACCGGCTGGACCCGGAGGCCCGGCGATCGGTTGCAGCGACTTCACCGCGGCCGACCATTCGGCCATGAGCGGCCGGACGTCGAGACTGGCCGACTTGGCGGCGGACAACTCCACGCCGAGCGCATCCACGCGCCGCTGGAGCACGTCGAGCGCGTCGGCGGATTGCTTGATCCGCTCCGAATAGACGGCCTGGACGGCATGGAGATCGGCGTCGAACTTTGCCGACAGCTTCCGCTCGAGGCCCGCCATGCTGGCGAGGATCCGATCCATCAGCGGCGCGAGATCGACACTCATGCGGCGTACCCTCGCTCTTCCGCCTTCGTCTCCCACTGGATGATCGCCGCCTTCACCGCGGCCGCGGCGTCAACCGGCGGATTCGGATCCGGCATCGGTGCCGGCGGCGTCGGCGGCCGCTGTGATGGCAGCTCCCGATCGGCCAGGAGCTTGATCGGCCAATTCTGCTCCTGTAGATACGGCGTCTCGCCGCCGTCGACCGGCCCGAGATCGAGCCACCGTTTCCGCGCCTCGTTCGGCGACGCGCCGCCGCTGATCGCATCTTGCGCGACCTTGATCCGCGTCGCCGTATCCATCTGGAACAGATCGTCAAGTTTCAGCTTGACCATCAGATCGCGCCCTGGCACGTTCGGCAGGCCGATACCTTCACCGACCACCGCTTGCAGGTTCACGATGTGGTTTTGCAGACAATCGGAGTAATACTGCTGATTCAGTGCCTCGACGCTGCTGATCGTCGGATCCGGACCGATGCCCACCTTATACCGCGGGATGTGGAAGCATCGGGCGATGTCCTCGTCGGTCATGCGGAGCTGATCGATCAACTGCGACTGTTCGGCCGTCGCCGCCATCGCCTGATACGTCATCCCTCCCGTCAGCACGGCCAGCTTGCCGACGTTGTCGCCGGCGTGATTCGTTTCCCAATCGGCCTTGAGCTGATCGGCCGCCGGCTGGCTGATGTTCCCTGGCACGAGCAACAGCCCGCCAGGCCGCGAACCGTTCGCAAAAAACTTGTCGGACTGATCCCGGATGTGGAGGCCCTGGAGCGCCGGCCATCCGGCCGCATAGATCGGCGACACGCCGCAGAGCGGATGGAACAGCGGACATTCCGTGTCATGCATGATCTCGCGCGCCGGCACCGTGACGCTTTCGGCCTGATTCAGCGGATCGGTGTAGAGCTGATAAAAGACCGAGCCATCCGGCGCGACTAGCGGCATGACGCGACAGGGATCGAGGATGTAGCCGGCCGTGACGACGTTGCGCGCGTCTCGCATCTTGAGCACGAACGTGTTCCCATGCGCCAGCTTCGAGACCATCCACCACTCGATGAAGTCGACCCAAGTCTGATAATGATTCGGCTTCCGCAGGAATGGGGAAAACGCCGGGCTATCCTCGGCTTCGATCCAAATGCCGTTGGCGTCCTCTTCGTATAGCTCAACGCACAGCTTCGCCACGTCCCGCGCGATCAAGGTGATACAGGCGTAGAGCGTCGGATTCGCCAGGACCGTTTCAGGCCGAACGATCTCGTTCCGCTGCCAGCCGCCGGACGTGATTTCATGCAGGAAGCCGGACCACCAGCCGCGAGATCCGGTCACGCCGACCAGGCTCAGCGATTTCTCGGCGAGCTCAGGCTTCGGCCGCCGCGCGAGCGTCCAGCCGAGGATGTTCATTCGCCCTCGCGACGCCGCGTCTTTTTCGGTTCCGGTTTCGGCTCGTGTGGCAGGAGCGGCGGCAGATCGGCGATCGGTGGAAATGTCGGCACATCGGGTAGTGTCGCCGGAGCCATCGGCGGCGTCGGCTTCACGATCGGCGGCGTCGGTTTCGGCGCATCTTCCGCGAATCCGAGCGCCTTCAAAATGACCGCGTCGCGCGCCTTCACATCGACGACGTCACCGGCCGATCGCTTCTGTCCGTCGTAGCGGTACGGCTTCAGGAGTTTGACGGACGTGCGCGCGATTGCTGTTTTCATGCGGAGGCCCCTACACGCGCCGACGCGCGCCCCATCCAGGACGCGCGCCGGCCCTCGCTGGCTATGGTGCGAATCGATCCCTACGCCGGAGCGTAGGCGGCGCCCGTGATGATCTGGACGGCCTCGCTGCGCCGCTTCTTCCAGGTGATCCACCGCTCGGCGCGGATGCCGACGCAGTTTTTCTGCCACAGGTTGAACGTCGGCGAGTTGCCGCCGGCCATGTCGAGCGTCGCCTGGTTGCTCGAGTCGAGCGTCACCCGGCCGTCATCGGCCAACAGGATCTCCTTCGGCTGGATGAACACGATGTCTCCGGCCGGGACGGAATTGCTCGTCAGGACCGTGTAGCCCATGATCGTCCCGCCGTTCGGCGTCATGGCGACTTGGCTGTCCTGGATGCCGAGCGAATTCCGCAGTGCGGAGATCCCACGGGCGACGGTCGGCGTCGTCACGATGTAGAGGCCGCTCGTCGGAATGTTGGCCGTATCGTAGGCCGCGAGCGCGTCGTTCACGTCGGTAAACAGATCCGCCAGATCCGTGCCGCTCGCCGGGACCGGCGTCACGGCGTTCGTCACCGAGGCCGGATTGTTCGCCGTCGCGGACACGCTCGGGAGCACAAATTGCGCATCCATGAACGCCGAGATCGACGAGATCAGATCCTGACGGACGGTCTGCTCGGCCGATGGCGTCCCGAGTCGGATCAGCTCTTCGGTGAGCACGATGATCCCGGCGATCTTGTCGTACGCCATCGTGATCGTCGTGAAATCGAGCTCGGTGACAGGCTTCGCCGCCTTCTCGCCGACCCAATTCACGGTCGATCCCAACGTCTGCACGAGCACGCGCACGTTGAACGGCGTCATCCGGAAGCCGCTGATGCGGCCGATGATGGTCTCGGGCCGCAAGAGTTCCGCGAATTCGGAGGCCAGGTTCTGCGCGTACACCATTTCGGCGCCCCAGCCCGGCGACTCGACGACCGTCGATCCTGGTACCGCCGTCTTGATGAACTTCACGAGCTCCGGCGTCTGTCCTTCCCATCGCTTCGCGTACGCGATCGTGTCGGAGATCGAGCCCTTGCCGGCGGCGATCGCCATCGCGTACCGGGTAAAGAGCGTGCCCTTCGGGAGCGGCACGACTTCCACGCGAGGCGCCATCTGCCGCTGTGCTGGCGGAATCGATGGCGACGCGTAGACGGACACGGCCGCAGAGGCCTGCGACGCTTCGAGCGCCTTCAGCTCCGTCATCTCTTCGGCGTCGTGCTGAAGGGCGAGCGTCAGCCCTTTGCGCTCTGTGGTTTCCTCCGCGTCGAGCCCGCCGTCCGTGTTCGCCTTCGTTCGCAGCTCTTCGAGCCTGGCCGACTTCGTCGCCCTGGCCGTCTCGAGCGTTTCGATCTGCTCCGCATACGGAATCTGATTTTTCATGGCCTCTGCCTTGCGCAATCCCGGAACACCGGGCGTTGACGGGACGCGCAGCCCAATGCCTGACGAGGCGAGGCTTGCGGCATCGAAGGATTTGATCGCGGTAATCGTGGCTTCGGCGTTCATCGGCACCACGACGGCCGACAGCTCGCCCCAGATCCATTTCAGGACGCGCCGCAGTTTCGTGCCCTTGATCGCCTCTTCCTGGATCGGTTTCCAGCCGATCGACAGGCCGCGCACGAGCGGCGGCGTCGCAGACAGCGCCGCCCAGGCCTCGTCAACAAAGTCTTTCAGCCGGCCCGGCGTGTGCACCGTCGAGATCCGCGCCTGGATTTTGATGCCCTTGCCGGGAATCACTTGTGCGTCGAAGACTTCGCCGATCGGATCGCCGTGCTGCCAGAGCAGCGGGATCGGCAGGCTATATTGCGCGCCCTCCGGCACCATGACGTCACCGCCGCGATCCGGCGTGATCGTACTGGCGAATCCTTCGATGATCCGCCGGCTGGCGTCGACGCTTTTGATCTCGAGCTGCGCGTGCGCGTAGTCCGGATGGGACATGGGACGGACCCATGCTCAGCCATCGGCGCACATTTTGAGGTTGTTTCGGAAGAAAACCCTATGGCTGACGCGTTTTCAGCAGCAAGGCGACCGTCTTGGACACGGATTCGCCACGCTCCGCGGCCATTCTGCAATACCGATCGTGATCCCTGGCAGGAATCCAGATCGTGAGCTTCGAGCCCGGCTCTGTCGCCCGCGGTCGCCCGCCGCGACGAGGCCCGACGGCAAACACCCGTGGATCGTTCGGCTCGCTCATCCTCGGCCCCCGACTGAGAGGATCTGATACACCGGTTCGACATTCACGCCGGCAGCGACCGCATCCGTCCGCGCCTGCCAGCTCAGGACCGCCGCCACGGCCGCGTCGATCTTCTGCGGCGAATCCATCCGTTCCTTTGAGATGATCCACAGCGGCCGGCCGTCGTCGTCCCGCTGCCCGATGAAATGCCGGCGCGCGTTCCCGAGATGTCGGACGAGATCCGGATCGCCACCGTGCCGGACGTCGCCCGTGACGATGGCCGTGTGGAAGCCCTCGACGGCCCGCGCCATCGTCGGATGCCGGTTCGTGGCCCATCCGATGACTCGTTTCTCGCCGTAGAGGCCGATCCAGGCCGAGACGGACTCTTGCCACCAGAACGGATCGGCATAGAGGCGCCACACGGTGAACCGGGTAAACAGATCGTGCACGGTCGCGTTGATTTCGTCCCGCGGCACCTGCCATTGCACCCGGCCGGCCGGCTTTTCCCACAATCCGGCCTTCCACTGGTAGCCCGTTTTGACGTGCGTCGCGACGAGCGCCGTCGAATCACGCGCCTCTGAGCCATCGAAGCCGAGTGTAATCAGGTCGCCCGGCGCGACCGGATTCGGCTGCATAGCGAGCGCGCGCCAGCGCGTCACGTCGAAGGCCTGAGACGACGACTGTACCAGCCGATTGCACCAGACCCGCTCCCAGTACTGCCGGTCTGTCGTGGGATCGTTCCAGAGGCTCACGATCGCGTCGATGTCGCGCCAGCCGGCGGCCTGTCCGGACGCCTCGACGACGGCCGCCCGTGCGCCCTCGCGCGTCGTCAGATCGTGGCTGTCTGAGGCCTGCCGATGGAAGAAAAACAGGGAATCGTCGGTGAGCTTCCCGTCGATCACCGATTGGGCGTAGTCCATCGTGCCCTCGGCGATCGAGCCCGCCCCAGGCTCCGGCGCCGTCGTAATCTCGAGCGCCCAGGCGTCGGACAATTTCCGCTTGGGAAGATTCGCCTGCATCGTCGTATGCGCTTGCTTCAGCCGCGGGAGCGTCATCCGGTGCGTCTCGTCGAAGACTTGGAACGTCGTCCGCGCGCCGTCTCGGGCATTCGGCGAGCCCGACAGAGACACGGCTTTCCCGTCGCCATTCTTCCGGATGATGCGTTCGAGGCCGATGTCGAAGTCGCGCGCGAGTGGGCTCTCCTGGAGAATGACCCGGAGCGCCCCATAGGCGAGCTCGTCGGACTGCTCTTCGGTGTAGGCGACCAGGATCACGAACGGATCCGTCACCCCTCGGCCCGGCGCCAGCCCGCGCCCGCGCCAGCCGGCGAACCGGACCGGCGCCGATGGATGCAGTTCAGCGGCGGCGATAAACGCGGCGAGCTCCGTCTTCCGCAGCCCTTTCGCCAGCGACAGCGCGCACCGACGGAACCGGCGCCGGCCGGCTCGCGCGTCCGAGCGTGGGAAGACTTCGTAGAATTTCCAGATGAACGCCCGTTGCTCGTCGTCCAGTTCGAGCGGCTTGCCCCGCAGATCGCCCGGTCCGAAGCACAGGTTGGACTCCATCCAGGCGACAACCTGCGGCCCGAGCGTCGGGTATTTGACCGGGCCATCTTCCGGCACCATCCGGACCATGACCCTATTTCAACCCCTTGAGAAACGCCCTCGGATCGCGCACCGTCCCGGCCTTGACTACCGGCTTACCGGCCTTCAACCGATGCTCGGCCTCTTCGCCCTTCGCCACTTCCCATTGCAGCCGGCTCCGGTCGAGCGGCGTATACCCGAACCGTTGCTCCTGTTGCCGGATCTCAGCGGCGATCTTCACGTCGCCCGGCGTCTTGTAGCCCTCATCCCAGAGGAGCGCCAGCCGGCCGAGCGCGTCGGCATCCGTCTCGAGCCATTGCGGCGCCATCGGCGAGGCCCAGGCGCGCGCCCAGCACGCGATCGTCAGCGGGTGAAAGGTCCGGCCGTCGGGATTCGGGATCGGCGGCACGTCGAAGGCCTCGACGCTCCGGAGCATCGTCGCGCCGGCCTTTTTGTTCGTCCGCTGGCGTAAATGCGCCGGTTTTGGTGGAGGCCCGCTCATTTCGGACCTACGTCGTCCATGTCGGCGTAAATTTCTTTACCGCGTTCCACTCCGGCTTCAAACGCTGCCGATTCTGACGCCTCGACATACACGACATCCTGCTTGAACGGACAGTGTCGGCGGATCACCGCTTCGATCTGACTCCGGAAGAAACCCGCCGCATATTCGTGGTGTATTTCCTCCGCAGCATCGGCCACCCAATCGCGAATGATCGCCATTATCTACCCCTCAATGCGGAGTCACGAGCGGCAGGCCGAGCAGATGCACCAGCGACAGGAAGAGCACGGCCCAGGCGATCTCGCTTTTACCCTTCGAGCGAACGAGCGCCAGCACCGCCAGCACGAATGCCGCGACGACTAACAGAACCGTGAGCGATACCATGCGGCCTCCTGTATCAAAACACTACAAACCGTAGCCGACAAAATCTAGG